GCTACGCGAACGGCTTCGACCACCAGGAGCGCGATCCGGGAAGATCATTCGCTCCACGCCCTGAGTTACTGCATCTGCGACCATGTCCTTGGCTGCGGGAACGAGGACGTCCACAACGACGAACTGCCAAACGCTGATGGCATCGTCTCCACCAAAGAAGGTCTCACGGAAACGCTTGCCGAGGGGCGTCTTACGACGCTGAACCTCGCCTTCAACGACCCGCCGAATTTCCTTCTTAGGCCTCTCGGCCCCACGAACGCCCCGGTCCTCGTACTTGGGTGCGCCATGCTTTGAGTTGCTGGGGTAATCTTCCATAGTTTGGTTTCCTCAAATGTAGGGAGAAAATGAAAGACCTTGTTTAAGGGTCTTTCACTTCTTGGTTAAGCCTCGTCCTGTACGACAGTGCTTTCAACGGTATTGGTTCGGAAGTTCCGATACGCTGCGACGATCTCGTCAATCTTCTGGTCCGTGAACTGCTTGGTAGCGTTCGATGCCATCATGCCGATCACAACACTTGCCGAGGCAATCTCAATCTTGTCGACGAGCTTGTCTGGGTCAGTGTTGTTCTGGATGATGGACCGAACGATCTTGGTAGTTCCGGCGCCAACGATAAACGTGACTACGCCTTTAGCGATCTGGATCTTGTCGATCTGAATCATTGTTAGTCCTTTCATAGGAATGGGTCTCATTATGAGCCATGTATTTTGTGCGATGGGTAGGGCGCATGATCGTCTCGGGGTAGAGACCTTCGGCTGTCGTTTAAAGCTAGGCGTCCGGGTTAGAGGGGAGACCCCTTCCAGAAAGGCCCTCTCGCCAGCTCCCTTTCCCATCAGACCTCGAGTGCTTCGAGAGCCTTCGCGTTTGCCTTCCGCTGCATGGCGACAGCGAGAATCGACTGAGGCATACGCTTCAGATCGGTCCCAGCAAGCTCGTCGAACTCCTCCTGAGACAGGTCGAGCAGCTCGTCACGGCTGTAGTCCTTGATCGTCCGAACACCCTGAGGAGCATCGGCAACCGAGGCATCGATCAGGGACCCGAAGTCGGGAGTGTCCTGGATGCTGGCAGCCATTTCCGCCGGGACGACACCGCGAACAAACTCCGCACTCTTCTCGGCATCGGTGGCGAGTTCGAGGAAGAACACGGAATATGCATCGCTGTGCAGGAAGTTGCTCACGATCTGCTCGTTCTTGATGAAGCGCTTGTTGTCCTCGGCACGCTCGCCGACGGACATGACGATGATCTCCTTGAGTGCCTGGATGATCTCGCGCCCGCTGTTGGCCCGGATGGCCTTCTGGACGTGAGCCATGAGCCCACCCTGGTAGTTCATCTCGGTCTCGACAAGCTCCGCCTTGGACAGGTGGAACCAGAAATCGTCGGTGACGGGATTGCCATCGAGATCGCTGTACGTAATGGTCTTCTTGATCATTAGTGGTTGTTGCCTTTCAGATTATGCCGTCGATCAACCAGCGAACTCCGCGTTCGTGATCCTCGATGACCTGGATTGGGAGGTGCTCCTGCTTGATGCTACTGCTCTTCGTCCGAATGCTGACTGAGGCCTGACCGTTGATCTCGAACCCGATTAGGGACGGGACACGCTCAAGATATAGGCCGAGCTCGGTCAGGTTCTCGCAGAGCTTTGTGGACTGAAGTGCATGGTCTCCAAAGTCGATAGTCACTTCGTACATAGGGGGTCTCTTTTTCTGGATTAGTGTGGGTGGTAGTCGGGATCGATGATCTTTGTTTCATCCAGCATTAGCCACTTGTCAAGCGGGCGAATATCGAACCCAAGCTCTCGCGCGATGTTGACTTCAAGACAGGCACCCTTACTTTCTTCCCAGCCGGGAAGAAGAGCGATGGCATCTACCTGTGAAATCTGCACCAAAGACATCCGCATGAAGTTAACCCAGGTCGGGTTTTCGGGCTTGTTTGGCGCGGGATTGAAGGTCTCATGACCGAGTTCCTGGAGTTGTTCTTCCGCCTCATGAAATGCGGGGTAATTGAGCTCCGGGTACCCGGTCATAGGACCAGCGATATAGATCTTCACGCCTCGTGCTTTCCTTCTGCATCTGCAGGCAGGTTCCACCAGAGCTTGGCTCGGTGGTAGCTCTGCTGCACCTTCGTGATGACGACGTCATCGAGCCCGGTCTGGTTGGCAACAACGAGAACGACGATGCCACCAAGAACCCACTTCAGCTTTCCAGAGGAAGGCTTGGGCACCTTGATGTCACCAGGTTCTGAGGTGAGCAAATCGAGGAAATCGTCGACCATCCCGGAGTATTCCAACGGTGCTGGTGCTGCTGCCGCATGACGGTCGATTCGACGCCAAACCTCAAGATATGCCTTGGCGTCCTTGAGTGCCTGCTTTTCAAGCTTGGTTGTCATAGCTCTTCCTTTCGAATACGGGAAGGCAAAGAAAAGAGCCTATGATTTCTCATAAGCTCCTCTCCTTTTAGCCTTCATCTTGTTAGGATGTCAGGCCGATCGGTCAAGCGGTCTCGGTCTCCGTGGAGTCCAGCTGGTCCTTGGCGCTCTTGGCGATGAGGATTGCGGACGCTGCAACGAGTGCAACGAGGGCAACCTTCTTCACCGGGATGCGGGTCAGGAAGTTGGGCTTCGGGAGGTCGGTAACAACCTGGACGTTCTCGGACATGATTTTTCCTTTTCATTGTTGGAGGGTCTTCATTATGAGGCGTGTAATTCCTGCGAGGGGAATTAGTCGCAATCCTCCAAACACGCGTCAAAACAGCTTTCAGGAATATCCCAGTCGTCGCCCCTGCGTCCCCAGGGGCTAACGAAACCGAAAGTAGTCTCGCACAGGGATGGTTCGGTACTCGATCGAGATCGCGGGCTTTCCATCCGGAGTCAGCGTGGTCGTATAGTGGATCTCCAGCAGCTTGTCAGCCTTCCAGCCGATCTCGTCCGACTCCTGGGTCATGTTCAAACCAAGGAAGTCGTAGAAGTCGCTCAGGGAAGCATATCCCTCAGTGACCAGCTGGTGGTTGAGCCGGTTCTCGGCCTGCTTGAGGGACTCCATGTCACTCATGAAGAAGCGGTCAGACCAAGCGTCATGGCAGATCTGCTGGCCACTACCAAAGACGATGACCTCCTTCTCATTGTACCGATCGTTGATCCGGTCCTGCATGACCTCGTCGCGGACCTGCTGCTCCTTCGCGTCACCGAACTTCTCAGCAACCTTCTCCTTGTACTCGGAGAATGCCTTCTCGGTGACGGAATATGCAGCCGCCATGGCCGCAGCACGCCGTGTGCCGATCTGGTTCGCTCCGACGATCGCGGTGACCGTGAGAAGACCAGTCCCTGCAGCTGGAATATAGAGCTTCCAGGTCAGGTTGACCTTCTCCTTGAAGCCAAGCTCCGGACGCGGAATGGCGTTGCTGTGAAGACGCTGGCGAGTCTCTTCCTTGGCGAGGATATCGGCGGCCTTGAATGACGCCTTCCCTGCCAGAACTGCCGTGGTGACAACTCCTGCGGTCCCGAGGGCCGTCAGAATAAGCGGTGAGTTGTCAAAGGCGAACTTCTCTGCTCGCTTAGCTAGTTCCATCAATGCCATTGTGGTACTCCTCAATCTTGTCGAAGAACTCTGAATCGGCTGCGTCCTTAGCCTTCTGGAGACGCAGAATATTGCGTGGATCGGCATCATGCTCTGCCGCCACCTGGTCGTAGATGGTCTTATGAACCGTTCGTACGTTGTGGTAGCCCAGCATCTTCATCAGAGCATCCTCCTCTTCCTTAGTAAGGAGGCTGGAGGTCTGGATGACGTATGGGTGCTGGTGGTGGACCTTGAGGAACTTCTTCTTGACGCGTCGCTTGAGCGCCCAGTGCTCGAACTCGTTCACCATCTCTCGTGCCGTTGACGAGATCATGTAGAGCAAGCCCAGAAGGCCGACTGAGACGAAAAACCAGATGACGAACAGAATTAGAATGCGGAGGAACTCCATTGTTCAAACCTTTCAGCTAGACGATAGTTAGCGGTTTCTCATCTCGCGGATGAATATCCAGATGAGCCAGAGCCCACCTGTGATGAAAACCATAAAGAGATCCCACAGGAAGTGGAAGATCCCGTACTTCTTTGAGTGATCGCAGACACAGTAGTAGCACTCCGTGCCACGGGTATGACGACACATAGCTTCTCCTTCCTGAGGCATAAAAAATAAGAAGAGTTCCTTCAATCCGCCATGGACTGTAGGAGTCTGCTTAGCGCAGTGCTCTTCTCATTATGTACCATGTAATTTCTGCGAGTTAGCGGGAGCTCTTCAGAATGAAGCCCTTGTCGCAACCGATGATGACGTGAGCCTCAGCGTCCTTAGACGTGGAGACGACCTTCAGCAGGACCAGTTCCTCGGAACGAACCGAGATCGTCACCGTCGCTCGATTGCCGTCCTTAGGCGCTTCAACGACCAGATCCCCGCCGTCAGTGACAAGACGCAGGCCTTCCTGGCTATTGGCAGTCCAAACCGTGACAGGTACCTGAATCCTGTCAAAGGGACCATCATTCGCCACGTATAGACTGTCCCCCTTGACGAGAGTGAAACCTTGACCGGAATTTTCCTTCCACGGCTGCCCCTCGACGGGTCGGATGGAGAGTCCCTCGGGGTCCAGGCAGACTGGGGCTGGAGGAGCTTGCGAAGCCGCTGCGGCAGGAGCTGCAACTGCAGCCAGAATGACAGGAGTAGCCCAAACAGCCCCCACAACACTTCTACGGCTGATGTTTCCATTTTTAGTCACTTTCTTTCCTTTCATAGAAAAACGCGAATTTGGCCAAAACAAAACCTAAAGCCCTTGTAGGGGCCTTAGGCGGTGAATCAGTAACTGTCTTCGGGAGTGTAATACTCTTCGAGCAGGCCCTTCTCCTCAAGAAACTCGTTCAGGACCTTCTGGTTGCGAACCTGCAGGGCAGCACATGCGGTGAGTGTGACTGCGACTGCGATTGCAACGCGGTGGTCTGAGACGAACTTCTTGGTACGGGCGAGCTTGGTCTTAAGCATTGTGTTTCCTTTCATAGTTGGGTCTTCATTATATAGCCCGTGTTTCTTGCGAAGCTAAAAAGAAATGAGAAGAACCTTCATCATTATCGTTCGGACCTGCCATTTAGGGGTCTTAGTCGTGCCGTAGCACGGCTCATAGATTTGGGTTCTTCTCATTATGCACCGTGTGATTCGTGCGAGGCGAAGAATATAGACCTTGTGGGGGTCTATACTCTTTTGAACTGTTAGTTGGTGGTTTTAAAAAGCTTCTTGTAAGCCGCCTCAACTGAGAACGAGCTTGCCAGGGCGCCATCCCAACCAGCGTCGAATGCGGCATGAAAATCATCTTTCTTCTTCACGATGTATTCGTGGCGAATCTCTTTGAGCTTCTTGTTGTATTCGATCCTGGCTGCGAGGTATCCGACGAGCACGCAAACGATTGCGGCAACGAACAGCGTGGCTTCCATAATGGTACCTTTCGTAGTGGGTTCATTATAGGCACCGTGATTTTTGCGAAACTGAAAGCCCTTGTGGGGCTCCAGTTTTTGGATTTTGTATTAGGGGTTATTAGGCCTCGTTGCGAGCGGCAAGGAGGAGCTCGGTGAAGTGACCGAACAGGTAGGTCTTTGTCTCTTCAGACAGATCGCTACTGCTCAGGGCTTCATCGCGCATCTTGCAGATTTGATCGATGGTCATGATAATTCCTTTCATAGGTTTGGTCTCATTATAACCCCCGTGATTTTTGCGAAAGACAAGAGCACTTGTTAGGTGCTCCTGCTTTGAGGTTTACAGCTTGGCTTCAACGATCTTGACAGTCACCTGGCGAAGGGTGTCAGCAACGACGTAAGCGCCGATCAGGATTGCAGCACCCAGCACGACGTCCTTACCCGTCTCTCGCGCCATGCGGGAGATATCGGTAGGGGTCATGCGGGGCTCCACAATCGGTTCGGACTTGTCATCCTTGACAACTTTCACCTGGATTGACTTGTTCTTGAACATGGGTATCCTTTCTGTTTGGTCTCATTATGACCCATGTGAACTTTGCGAAAACAAGAGCACTTGTTAGGTGCTCCTGCTTTCGATCAGATACGGGCGTAAAGTCCGGACTTGAGGTTGGGGTTCTCCTTGGACAGGCGCTTGGCGGCAACCTTGATCAGAACAACTGCACCGACGAGTGCCGCAACTGCAAGAGCAGTGTGGGCAACCGGATGGTCGTTGTAGTGGTCAACGTTGGTCTTAGCGAGGTCGTTGAAGTTCATTTCAATTCCTTTCAATAGGTTAGTTAATCTCTCATTATATGTCCCGTGAATTTTGCGATTGGTTTTTCAAAATTTCCTACCGGGCAAAAATTTAAACTCCATGTTTAATAGCGAGAGGCGCCGCTTGAGTATTGCTCTCGGGCCGCTATTGTTTCACGTTTTTGCTATATTGCTCATTGGCTGCATTGGTTTGCGCTGTTAGCGGGCCTCTCATTATGCGCCCTGTAAATCATGCGAGGAAAACCTAGAGGCCCTGTAAGAGTGTTTAATTCTCACAAGGCCTCTAGGCATTTCGATTCCTGCTTTGGTTCAGCAGTTCACCGAAGCTTCATCACGAAGTTGAGTGCTTTCGATGTCACGACGTGCGCACGTTCGTGGCCGACGATCAGGATGATTCCGAGAACATTCGCGCCAGCAAGGACCAGCGTGTCAGGATTCACAAGGCGGCGGGGAGCGTCATGCTCGCGCAGCTTGTAAAGCTTGGTCAACTGATCCGTGTAACGGTCATATTCTTCGGAGTCGCCCATAGCGCCAGCCATCTCAGCGTGTAGCTGGTCAATGGCCATCTCAAGCGCGGTCTTCTCGCTCTTGGACTTCTGGTTGAACATACGTTCTCCTTAGTTAGGTGGTCTCATTATAAGCGATGTAAAACTCGCGAGACTCCCATTATGAGGAAAACGTCAGCTGGGGTTGACCTTGAAGGTTACTTCCTTCTGGGCAACGACATCGGCAGGGTTGTCATAGTTCTTCAGCTCAAGCGACGCGCTCTTGCGGCCGTCCGTAAGCTCGGTAACATTGATAACCCCGTCATACTTGGCATCGCTGTTGTTGTACTGCTTAGTGGAGAGCCCAAGAAGCAGCCCAAGAAAGGTGTCAACCACCGTGATCGTGCCCACCACTTCCTCAGCCTTGGGGAGTCCCCAGATCTGGGCAAGCGAGAAGTACAGCGCGGCAACAGCGGGGAGCAGGATCTGAGCAACCCACTTCAGCTTGTCGTACATCTCATTGCTGAGCACTGGCTTGGCAGAAGTCTGCCCGTCAGCCGTCGGGATGTCGTTTGGGTTCGTGGTCATCGGACTCTTCTACCTCCAGGTCTGGTGGTTCGTAATGAATGGTGAGTGGACCCACATGTTCAAGGATGAATATGCGGTTTCGCAGGTCATGGATCTCACGATCCTTATTACGAAGTTGGTCCTTAAGATCCGCCATCTCGCTGCGGAGTTCCTCGATCTCTCGATCCTGACGCGCAATCGTTTCCGTGTCGAAAGCACGAGCCCTATCGTAGGCCTCCCGCTCCATGTCAACGCGTGATGTCGTTTGTGTGTTAAGAGTCGACGCTCGAGATGCTGCACGCTGAGAGGCGTAGGCCGAACTTGCAGCAATGGTAGCCACGACAACAGTTGCTACTGCCGTGGCGAAAGACGCGTCCAAAGTCAGTCCCCTTCATCGCAGACCACAATCATTCCACGCTTCGGCGGTGGATTGAGAAGGCCACTGATGGCCCACCACATGAACGCAATAAGACCCCAGGACAGTACGCCGCTGAAGTTTGCGAGTGGTTGGTGCCCTAAGACTATTCCCATCAGGTAAAATCCGGCCCATGCAGATGAGAGTCCAGTGAGTACGGTATATCCCCAGGTTTCAGATACAGGAGGCCACCGTGCGGAGACGATTGACAATAGCCCTGCAGCTATGAAGATTAGACCCCACCCCTCGGGTGACAACCACATGAACGCATATTTCAGCGCCTGGGTTCGTGCGGGCGTTGGGCTGGTGAGGACAAAAGAAAGTCCGATTAATACGTACACCAAACCCGCCACCATAAGTACCAAGCTGTGTCTTTGCCAAGGACGAATCCCAAGCCAGGGATGCGGCGTACGCATGTATCCCCTTTCTTTGCCTCAGAGTGTTGGGTTCCAATAACCGACGTTCTTGCGCCATGCTTGTGCCGGTTTCCAGACTCCACCAACATTGACGTATGGAACTGCTTTCATCCAAACCTTCATGGTGCCGTTGTAGATATAAGCACCTGAAAGTGTCGTGACTGTTGCGCTAGGCGACCAAGGCCCCCAGCCATATGAGTTCTTTGCTCGAACCCAGACGTAATACTGCGTGCCAGGCACTCGTCCCTCGACAAGACGCTCTGGAATAGATGAGGCAAGCCAGATCTCTCTGGCATTTACGTCCGAAGACTTGCCGACAGCGAACTCATATCCCGTGATGGCCGAGCCACCGTTTACAGGAGGTCGCACCCTTACATAGAAGGACCCGGGGGTGATCAAGGATATGGTCGGCTTAGGAGGAGCTCCTGGCAGGCTGAGAGTCTTGTATGAAGATCTCGGGCCGTAAGGGCTGTAACCAATGGCATTGTGAGTCTGCGCCCAGAAGTAGTAAGTCGTCCCGGGAGTCAGACCCGTGATCGTCGCACCGCCGGACGCATTCGCTGCTGTGAAATGCTGTGGTGCTGTAGCGCTGGTACCCCAACCGACACGAAGACTGTTGATCGGCGACCCACCATTGGAGCCGCCGTTGAAGTCGCCTGTGATAGAGGTACCAGCGATAACGCTGGCTACGAACGCGCTAGGAGCACTCGGAGCCGATGTACGGCTGATGGCTACACTGAATGTAGTTGGCCCACCGAAGCCGCTTGTGCCACTCGCTCCGAGACGGAAGGTAACCGTCTGGTTGGTTGTGACGGTCCATGCACCGAGCTTGACCCAGCCTGCACCTGGAGAATATGACTTCGTCCCAGAGCCTGTGACACCATTGACGGTGTAGCCCCATGGAAGTGCTGAATTCCAGGTTGAGCTGTTGTTGGAGTTGATCCAGAACTCGACTACTGACCCGGTGTCCCGAATCATCATCGTTGCTGAACTACCCGTGGCCTTCTTGTAGTCGGTCATGTCACCTCCTAGCCAATGATCTTGAAGTAGATGTCGCCGTCACTACCGCCAGCGGGGTCCGCCGTACCTGCAGTGATCCCTGCGGCAGCACGATATGCGGGCTTCCCGACAGGAATAAGCGACTTGACCAGCGCGATGATGTCTCGCGTGCGGTTGATCTCACGAGCGCCCCAGCGAACACGGCCTTCTTCGCCGGTGTCTGGAACGAGAGAATATCCTGCGGCAGAAGCGCTATCTCCAACAGCCATTGCTTAACCTCCTTACGGCTGGTCGGCCCAGGTCTCCGGACTGTCGTCGAGATCCAACCAAACCTGGTTGTAATCCCAAGCAATCCAGGTGCCGGGCATGATGTACTGGTTGAGAGTAAGCGTCGGGTAAGCGCGCTCACCTTCACGGTCGGCCACGAATATCTGCTCCGTGACCCGCATGTTGTTTGTAGCGCCATCGACATTCCGCATCTCGACAATATCGCCGAGTGAGTAGTCAATGTCGTACTTGTATGTGACGTTCTGAGCGAGCTCACCATCGAAAGCACGGATGCTCCGATTCTTTGCCAGCTCCTCACGGCCCTTTTGAAGCATTGCGGCAGCGGCGATCTCAGCGTCCGTAGACGTGATGTCATCCGCCTCCACGACCATGACGCGGCGTTCGAAGCCCGCGACCTCCGGGTCGACACCATCTGGATAGACGATGAGCGAGCCAACAGGCGTGATCACATACGCGACGTTCTTCTCAGGGGCTATGGACGTCAGCTCGGTGGTGTTCTGCAGGTTGTCAAGACTCGGCGAGAATATGACGGGTGGCAGAACGTGCTGACCGGTTGTACGGTCGCTACCCACATAGATATCGAAGTAGAGCTGACCGACGTCAGGGTCCCGCACGAGGCGGTAGCCCATGTCATAGGCGCTACAGAGGTTTCCGAGTGTCTCAGCGACGGACTTCGGCGCGACCTCGAAGGTCTGGCTTGTTCCGAACTCGATGAGTGTGTCATCCGGGTAGAATTTTCCCGGGGCAAGACGTGGGATAACGTCTCCAGGATCGATGTCGCCATCTCGACAGATGCTGTCGAAGATCTGACGTCCAACATCACCTGGGGTGCCGGTAAGAATCCAGCTCTGGGCGAGAACGCCTTCGTTCTGGGTGGCAGCAATGCGGTTCTCCAAAAGGCCTTCGAGAGAAGGACCCTTCAGCTTGAGAGTTGCCTTGCCTTCCTCGTCGGTGCCATCCTCGACAGTCTCCACCGTCATGACTCGGAATGAGTTGTTGATCGCAATCCGAGTGCCAGGAGTGAAAAGTTGACGCATCTCGCGGGTCGAGTGGACCAGGAGCTCGAAGTCGCCCTTCTCTGCAAACCTTTCGGTCCAGATGAGTGACTCAAATATGTCAACGACTTCGATCCGACGGAGAAGACTGTCGAGGATGTACACCTCCATTTACAAGCCTCCGTACTTGTTCGTGTATTCGAGGGTGAACGGGATCGGCTCGCCTTCCGCATAGACGCGGAGACGGTTCTCACCCGGTTGCAGCTCAAGCCAAGCGGAATATGGCGAGATGCCGTAAAGCACGGAGCTTGGGGTCCCTCCTGAGTGGGAGACCGTCGCCCCCTTGCTGCCCTTGACCGTCGTGATGTACAACGAATCATCAGCAACAAGGGGTGCGACGAACTCCAACAGCCGAATCTCACCACTGGGTGGGTGGTGATAGATGGTGAACTCAGAGAGCTCGCGATCGGCATCCAGACGGAACCGAATACCCGTATCCACGGTGCCTTCATAGTTGACAACAACCTCAGTCTCGTCCGATGCGGTCTCGCCAGTGATGACGACAGCCGTCGGATCGAAGAAATCAGGGTCGAAACACATGATTGAGATGTTTGCCTCAGGCTCCTCCACGAAGTGGGGAATATCGCATTCCTCGACTCGTCCGAAGATCCAGACCGTGAGGCCTTCATCATCGACGAACTGCAGTCGAACCTGCGTCTTGGGCATGAATATGTTGTACAACTGCTTGCGAAGCTGGCTGACCGTGACAGTGCTGTCCTGGGGCTCGATTCCAAGCTTGAGCTTGATATCCCGGGCCTCTCGGTGCACTGACTGGTACTGAACGCCATCTCTGCTCGCGACGCTAGACGTCACCAGAGTTGCCTTAACAGGGTCGAGACCCTCGATCTCCTTTGTGAGGAAACCGTTGTCGACATTGTCGAGGTCGAAGGTAAGCTGATCGCCCTTCTCATTTGTTGCAACGAATCCTGTCAACATTATTTAGGCAAGCCTCCCTTCACCTTTGAGAGCTGGTTCTTCGTCTGACGGTAGATATCGACGCTGGACAGAGCCTTCGGCGAGTTGTTGTACTGGTTATAGGTGATGCCCGGAGACGCAGTAGCGGTCTGGGCAGTGGCAACAGCGACCTCACCCTGCTGTGTAGCAGAGAGGTCCTTCGCCTTGAGATATGCGCTCTTCACGGAGAGCGAGCCGTCGGGAAGCAGCGTCTGGAGACTCGCGGCGTTCTTCTGAACGTCGGTCAGATCCAGAATCGGCTTGATCGTCGGGTTGAGATCGAGGTTGTCCGTCACCATGCTCGACAGCCCAGATATGGACTTCCGAAGTGACTGGATTGTGTCGTGCCCAACTTCCTCCGCGGCCTTTTCCGCGATTGCGGACGACTGCTTCAGACCAACAGCGAGACCCTCGGCGGAGAACCCACCGACCTTCATGAACTCGCGTGATGGCGACTTGATACCGAGAGCCTTCTTGATGGACTTGATCATTGCCTGAGCAATCTTGTCCATCTGGGCCTCAATGGCTGCACTCTGGTTCTGCAGACCCTTGACTAGACCGGCAGCCGAGTCGACCGCAGCCTGGTAGAGAGCCTTCGATGCAGAGTTACCAAGCGTGCTAGCCGCTGACTCCAGCTGACCGCTCAGGCTGTTGACATCCTTGACTGCCGCAGCACCACCAGCAAGAAGCTGGTTTACGAACGGAAGTGCATCAACACCCTTTGCAATCAGATCCTTGTAAATCTCGTCATTGAGACCGAGAGTACGCAGCTTCTGGATGGCCGTGGTGAAGGACTGCGTGTCCGCAATCTGCTTCTTCAGCTGGTCGACATAGTCGGTGAGCTTCGTGTCAGCAGATACGGTCGGCAGGTTGTCGAACTCATCGTGCACACTCTTGTTGTAGTCATCACGAGTCTTGATCGCGTCGGCCAGCTTCTGGTTCGCAGCATCCAGCTTCGCAGCGATGGCGTCCTGTTGTGCGGCAAGGCTCTGAAGCTTCTTGTCGCTGGCTGTCATCTTGTTGAGCTGGGCGAGGGCTGCCGCCTCCTTGGCGTGCTCCACCCTAGCCTGAGCCAGAGCGGCGCGCGTCTTGTTGATGGCAGCAATATCCTTCTTGCGAGCCTTGGTCAGCTTGTTAAGTCGAGCCTCGTTGTCGGAGATATCCTTGGCAGAAGACTTCATCGTGTCGCTCAACATCTGCTTGAGATTGTTGAATGCGTTCGCGACCTGCGCCTTGTTGCCGTCCAACCCCTTGACGAAACCGTCGTTGACGAATCGACCGATCTTCTCGAACTCCTTTGAAGGAGAGTGAATTCCGAGGATATTCTTAGCTGCATCCAGAGCACTCTTAGCGAGGTTCTTGGCCTTCTCAACCACTGTGCTAACGCCAGCCGTCAGACCCTTACCCATACCCTCGACGATGGCGGTAGCCAGGTTTGCACCCGCTGCACCGACCTCAGCCGAATGGTCACGAATTGCCTTCGCTAGACCATTGATGAAGTCAAGGATGAACTTGACTCCAGCATTGATGATACGAAGAGAGTTCTTGGCAAGTGAGTTGATGAACGCGACGATCACGTTTGTAGCCGCTGTGACTACACCCGGAATCTTCTTTGCGATACCATTCAACAACCCAGTAAGGATCATGTAACCGGCATTGACCAGCAACGGTACGGCTCGGATAAGGATACCGAGAACCGTGCTGAGCAGCGTCATAAAGGCCTGGCCCAGCTTGGGAATGGTCTGAATAACAGCGTCAAGCAACGCATTCATAACGGTCGCAATAGCTGCAGTGATCGCAGGACCTGA